CAAATTTGTCGCATTATAATACGGAGCAATCTTATGGGTGATATTCGAACCCAACTACTGTTTCTTGTTAGGCAGGTGCTAGTTCCGGCCTTCAGGACAACGGGTCCCAAAGAGTTGTTCAGGCGTACTCCACGCCCCTCGGTTCGATAACGAAACCGGCATATCCTCATCGTCCCATTCGCGGACAAGACCTGCGACATGGTGGTAACTCTCGGCTGGAACCTCTAGGTTCACATCCAACCGATCACTAACAACGGAGTAACGCGCCGCATGCTCATACCACAACGGAGGCAGAATCATGGGAAAACTCCAGTGATCTAAAGGTTGAATCGTCATCAACGAGCCGAGGTAAGACTCTATACTGAGCTGTACCTCTGACGGTATACCATACAATCTTTCGACAAGGAGTCGTGTGTTCGTCAACGGCTCCTTGCGCGGTATGTTCCCGCTATGCATGGCGGCATAAATTTTCTCTCGCGTATACGAGTCAAACATGCCTTTTCGGTCGATCATCTTAACCAGTCTGTTTGATGCAGACCTGGGAGTGACCCTAATCCCATACCATCCTAATTCAGCGATGATTGGGCAACCGGGATACTGATATGCTGTGGAAAGCGCCTTACAACGGAGCAAAACAACGAGTTTGCTACTACGCGCGCGTGCGTATTGACGTTGTACCCACCCAAAATTAGTTAAAACTTTGCGCGGGTCTGCAACATTGATTCTATCCATAGGATCAAAAACAATGCCGCAGAAGGATGCAGTGGAGATAGTGTCGTGTATCTCCAATTTAATGGCTAAGCCCAAACGGGCAAAGTCCGCTACGGTTGGGGGAGTCCCAACCATGGTAAAGAGACCATCGTCTCCTTCAACCACTCCCAAAACCTCTCGGCAACCTGCCTCCTTACAGACAAATTGCATGAGCATCAGATTTGAAAATCCATTACCCAATGAGGTGCACATCTCACCGGACATCCGTGTGGCTTCCACCATCACTTTAAAGTCCTTAAAGACACACAAATTGAGGCCACCTAGCACTTCACGTACTAGGCGCATGAATTCCCCACCATCGGGGATATGTTGTGTCATGTACGAGTATAGTTCAAACTCGCACGCCTCCATCAACTCACGCACAAACAGACTCTCAAACGCTGTGTAGTCTGTGGCAATATATTTAGCTCCTTCACGGTGCAGATAACTCATAATATAATCAGGTCGATCCGCAACTGGAACATGCTTGATAAAGGCCTTGTGTCGATACACTTGCTCTTCTATCAGCTTAAAGATAGGTCCTACAGCACATTTAAAAACATCCGAGCGCGAATTGATAGCGCGGGCGTGCTTGTAGGTTGGATAATCCTCATCTTTCATGAAAGAGTTGCATCTAAAGTAGCGGTGGGATTTATCTGGATCCCACATACTAGAAACGCCATCCCATTGTACTCGGAGCTCCTTACGTCTCCAGTCGGGGTAATCGGTGTGGCTTAGCCAATGCTCAACGCTCACATCCGCATCGGCAGGAATCGGGACAAATTCCTGCCGGCAAACTCGTCTGACGTGCCTCCTGAACTTCTTCAGTAGTTCCGGCTCAAACGAATGAGGTTTCTTCAAAAACCTATGTCTCACCCCAGCGATGGTCGTATCGGGGTCCAAAGGGTCGGGGTGTGGGCGAACCGCTCCAACCACCACCGGCCCCAACGAAACTTGGACTACCGGGCGCCTACCTAAGGCTACCTCACGCGGTTTCGAAATTACCGCAGATTCTTTAATCTCCGCGATCGCATCCATTGAATTCTCAAGATAACGATACCCGCGGGTGTACGACCTAAGCCCTCCCTTCACGCTGGGGCGGGTCAAAAACACCGGGTGCGGGCTTGACGGTTCTGATACCACAAGCCACATGCAACTTCAACGGTGTTCCCGGCCACATCTTCACCCTCTTGATAGAGATCTTTGTCTAAATTGACAGTGTGTGTGGTCTTAACCGACATGTTTAACCTTTCCTTGACGACTAGGGGATCGTCCGTCAGCATGACCGCTGGAACAGTCATTTGGGCCAACAACTCATGTGATATGAGCAAGTAATCGGGTTTTCCAGTCAAATTCCCGAAGGTATCAACATTTAAAAGGACACCATTTAACGTCTTACGATATGCTAATAAGCTATATCGGGCATCGACATGTTTCAGTTCCCGGAGAGACATCGCGTCGGCACGTCTGTCTACATCATCCCAGTCTTGGTTGGTCATTGACGAGTAACTGTTTGTGGTACGCTTACAAAATTTCGATCTGTACCCGCGTTTGGCACAGAGAAAGCGGTCGGCAAACACCGCAACTACCTGATAAACCATGCTGGCAACCACAAATGGCCAACACATGAGGCTTTCGAACTTATCGAAATATACAGTTAAACCTAGAAAAACCATAGGGAAGACTAACACTAACAACCAAAAGGTCAAAGTCGCTTCCTCAGTGGCATCTTGCCATTGGCAATGGAAATTCTTACGTCGAGTGTCATGTAAAAGATCAACTCGGTTCCTATTGCAGCCAATAATTTCTTCGGCTCTTTTTAAGTCCTCTTGGACATCATTGAGATCACGGCGCAGGTGCATAGCAGCATCTTGCGCAACACATGTCTCCACATATTGCTCGTGGAGCGCCTCTTTCAGGCCATCGGCCTGTTGGACTGCTT